ATATGCTGATGACAAGGATGACAGGATATGTGTCTATTCATAAAACGCTTAATGGTATTAAGAATCAGGTCTACCAAGTCCATGATCAAACATTTGGGTATTAAATAAATGGCAGCTCCTACAGGTGGTGGTGGTAAGTTTACCATAATAAAACAAAAATTTGATCCTACAAAAACTACTCTGAAAGAAGTAGTTGAGATGTATATTGCTGAAAGTGAAAAAGGTTTTAACGCTGAAGCTTATAGAAGTAAATTTACATCTAAAGGTAGTCCGTTCAAAGATTTTCTCGAAAAACCTGTGATGGTATTTTTAGAATCATCTCTTGAAGATGAAGCTAACCCTTTATTAAAATACTATGATAAAAATAAATCTGTAAGTTCAAGAAGATTATATTATTCACTTGCAAAAGGTATAGAGGAAAACGTACAAAGCCAGATAGCTAGATCTACAGTAAAAGAATTAGCTCACTTTAAAGCTGACGGCATACCTAAATTAACAGATACCGTTATACTTGATCCTAAACCCGGACAAAGAGCATTAAGGTACGCATTTAATCATCAAAAAGCAGGGGAGTTTCAATTAGCTTTACTTGAACATGCTAAAAAAAATCCAAAAGATATACCTGTAGTTAGAGCTACTTTTGCTGCATTACATTTGGGATTAAGAACAAATGAAATTCAAAAAATGCCTGCAACAGCTTTGTTTAAGCCGATAGAAGGTAGTGTAGCTCCCGGTATTTTTATTAGTGGTGATTTAACAAAAATGGATTCAGCTATTGACATACCTGTGTCAAGTCATATTCATGGTATATTACAAAGTTCATTAAAATCAAATAAGGAAAGATTTGGTAGCACATCTAATGTTCCTAATTTAATGTTTTTAACAGATGAAGGCACAGCTTTACCTAACGGAGCTATAAGTAAACTTCTTAAAAAAATAAAAGTTCCCGGAATAATGCAAGACAAACAAACAGGGGAGTTTTTAGATTACTTTACTTCTGCTTACGATATGAGAAGATATAACTCAACTATAGCGTATAAAGCAAGATTTCCTTTAGAAACTATGGCACGTATGAAAGGAAGAGCCATAACATCAATAGTAGGTGCAGGATCAGAAGGAGTATACCCTTCTCCTATAACTGGATTGTATGATAAAGTAGATCTAGAACCTCACGAAAGACTAAGCACAATAATACATGACCAATTAAATAATAAATTAAATATATCAGGTGAAAACACAATATCTTCTAATCAAGACTTGATCGGTAACTATACAAAAAGCACAGGTAAAAACAACTTAGTGCAAACTGTGAGTAAAGATATTGGGCAATCTTTTGGAGTAACAGAAAATCTTTCAGCTTCAGATTTTAAAACTCCAACAGTGCCTGAAGGTCAGACAATAGAGGGTACTTTTACAGACATAACAGTAGAAGAAAAAGAAATATTAGATCTGAAAGATATGGATAGTGAAACTCAAGATGATCTAGCTAAATTAGGTATAGTTGATAAAGAACCAGATTCTGAAAGTCTTACAAGAATACAAAAAGCAAAACAAAAGTCAGGTAAGTTAAAAGGAGTTGACCCTCTGGGTTTAGGACTCGTAGGTTTAACTGGTGCTGAATTATTAGATGATTCAGGTGAAATTGTAGCAGAGGAAGCGGCAGCTTCTACCATAAGTGCAACGTTGGGTAAAACAGCACCAAAGTTAATGCAAACTGCTGCAGGGAAAGCATTACCTATAGCAGGAGCAGGAT